TTTCATCACTATACTACTCAGCATCTCAATCAGGAAATAACTTAGTACTGCATACAACGGGAAGTTTTGTACAAGCAGCAACAACAACTACTTTTAACTTAGGGTTAGGATATAATACAATAGCAACAGGTATATATTCACATGCAGAAGGAGATCAGACAATAGCATCAGGACAAGGTTCGCATGCTGAAGGACTCTTTACATTCGCGAGTGGATCTTATTCACATGCAGAAGGTATGAACACAACCGCATCAGGAGCTAACTCACATGCAGAAGGTCAGAACACCCTAGCAAGTGATACCGCAGCACATGCAGAAGGTAACTATACAACCGCATCAGGACCTTATTCACATGCTGAAGGATATCAAACAAATGCTGCATTTTGGGGATCACACACAGAAGGAACCGGTACAAGAACTACAAACTACTATGCACATGCTGAAGGACTTTCTACATTAGCATCAGGAGGATCTTCACATGCAGAAGGACATAGTGTAACTGCATCAGGAGACTACTCACATGCAGAAGGGCTTACTAATAAGTCATTAGGACCTTGGTCACATGCTGAAGGGCAGTCTACTATAGCATCTGGAACAGGTTCACATGCTGAAGGCTTTTATACAACAGCATTAGGAGATTTCCAACACGTACAGGGTCAATATAATATATCTTCACCATTCCAATCAGCTTTCATTTTAGGAAACGGAACATCAGATGGTTCTAGATCAAATTTAATCTATGCATCAGGATCAGAAGTTCAAATATCAGGTTCATTAACAGTAGGATCAGGATCATCTACTGTAGCTCCAACTTACGGGTTTACGCCTAATCTAGCTATAGGTATGCCTACTGGCTCTACAGGAGCAGTATTAGATTTAAGCAATACAAGGGGAATTATAGTTGGAGGAGATACCTTAGGAATCTTACAATTCTCAGGACTAGCCTCAGGTACAAGCTATGCTTCTTCTCAAATTAGAGCAACTGTAAATTCCTCAGCAGGTTCAGGAGATCCTGGAGGAGGTATTTTATCATTCTGGACTGGTAATGATTATGGAGGTGCATCCCCAGAAGAACGTATGCGTATCACCCACCAAGGTAAAGTAGGTATCGGAACAACAGGTCCTAGTCATCCGTTAGATGTAAATGGTGTAGCTGTTTTTAGAAGTGATTTATACATGACAGCGGGAGGAGGTTCAGCTGTACCTGATTGGTATTTTGCAATAAATGGTGCTGGGGATTTAGTTATAGATGACGCAGTAGGTTCAAAAAATTTTATATTTAGTAATAGTGGTAGAGTAGGTATAGGAACAACAACACCAAATGCAAAACTAGATGTAAATGGTAGTACTATAATAACAGGTTCACTAACTGTAACAAATGGTATAACAGGTTCATTCAAAGGAGATGGTTCTCAAATAACTGGTGTAACAGCTGAATGGGATGGTTCTCATAATGGTAATGCTTCAATAACAGGTTCATTGACTGTGACTGGAGATATAACGGGTTCTGGAAATCTATTGCTATCTAAAACAGGAACTAGGGTATTAACAATGGAAGCTCAAGTTGCTGGAGGTACAGAACTGAGACTACTTCCAAATAATGCAGGAGGTCATGCTAGGATAAACGTAGGTAATACTAATGCTCCATTAGACTTTCAAATGAACAGTGTTGATGTAATGAGAATTACACAAGCAGGTAACATCCTTATAGGGACAACTGCAGATACTGGAGATATACTAAGGGTGCAAGGAAACACTAGTATTAGCGGTATTGCAAAAGTAACAGGTTCACTAATAGTAACGGATAAGTTATCAAACGGAAATGCAGTAAGTGCATTAGGAGGCTATTCACATGCTGAAGGAGGATATACAAAAGCTACAAACTATTACGCACATGCTGAAGGCTATTCTACAAAAGCAGGTACAGACAAAGCATATCTTGCTACTTCTTTTAATGAAGGAATTATTGAATTATCTTCAATTTATGGAAATGTAACAAGTTCATTCCCTAGTGGTGATTTGTTTTTTTATGATGATAATCCCTATGACGGTGATTTAGGTGAAATCAATGAGTTTATATCAGATAGTCAATACAGTGGTGGAGTAACCACTATAGAATTAGCTGGTGATTGGACTTCTTACTATGGTAATAATGGTATTGTAGGAAACCTTAGTAAACCTCTAAGAACTTGGAATGGTAATATGAACTATAGAGGTGAGTGGAGTCATGCTGAAGGATATAGTAGTATATCATATGGCGTTGGCTCCCATGCTGAAGGATATTCTACAGAAGCACAAGGATATCATTCACATGCAGAAGGATACTATACACAGGCAATAGGACCTTTTTCACATGCTGAAGGACAGAATACAAAAACCGCAGGAGACTATCAACACGTTCAAGGTAAATACAATATAACATCATCGATATCAGCAGCCTTCATTCTTGGAAATGGAACATCAGATATTTCTAGATCAAATCTTATTTTTGCAGCAGGAAATACAGTTCAAATAACAGGTTCACTAACTGTAACAAATGGTATAACAGGTTCATTCAAAGGAGATGGTTCTCAAATAACCGGTGTAACAGCTGAATGGGATGGTTCTCATAATGGTAATGCTTCAATAACAGGTTCTCTAATAACTTCAGGAACCCTACTAGTAGGAGGTACAATAGTACCCGGTACACCAACATTTGGATCTACTCCCGATGTAGTAGTAGGTGAATCAACAGGAGGAGTTTTAGATATTAGAAATACAACCACTACAGGAATAGCACCAGGAGACACTTTAGGTATTATACAGTTTTCTGCGAAAAGCGATACAACAGTTGGGTACGCTTCTTCTCAAATTAGAGCAACAGTATCACAGTCTCCAGGTGTGGGGTGGGCAGGAGGAGGTATTTTATCATTTTGGACCGGACAAGCCAGTCTTGGAGCATCTCCAGTAGAACGTATGCGTATCAACCAATCAGGTAACGTAGGTATAGGTACAACAGACCCAGGTTCATACAAACTAAATGTAAATGGTAATACTACAATAATAGGTAGTTTCTCAAACGGAAATGCAGTAAATGCATCTGGGTCATACTCTCATGCAGAAGGATCTGGTACCATCGCATCAGGATCTTTCTCACATGCAGAAGGGACAGGATCTATAGCAACAGGAGAGTATTCACATGCTGAAGGATACTTCACTAACGCAGCATTCTACGGATCACATGCTGAAGGAGCAGTTACAAGAACTACAAACTACTATGCACATGCTGAAGGACTTAATACATTAGCATCAGGTAATTCATCACATGCAGAAGGTAATAGCACAACCGCATCAGGAGATTATTCACATGCAGAAGGAGGAGGATCAGAAGCATTAGGACTTTGGTCACATGCTGAAGGAGCCTATGGAAAAACGGTAGGACCTTATTCACATGCTGAAGGAGAAAGAACAGTAGCATTCGGAACAAGTTCACATGCAGAAGGTATACATACATCAGCATCAGGGAACTATTCACATGCTGAAGGGACAGGATCTATAGCATCAGGAGAGTATTCACATGCTGAAGGGTATAAAACACATGCAGCATTCTACGGATCACATACTGAAGGAGTAGATACAAGAACTACAAACTACTATGCACATGCTGAAGGATTTAATACTTTAGCATCAGGAGGATCTGCACATGCAGAAGGGCACAGTGTTACAGCATCAGGAGACTTTGCACATGCAGAAGGGATTACCACCAAAGCAATAGGACCTTTTTCACATGCTGAAGGACATTCTACTATATCATCGGGAACAGGTTCACATGCTGAGGGCTATTATACAGTAGCATCAGGCTCATACCAGCACGTACAGGGCCAGTTTAATATATCGTCATCAGTACAATCTGCCTTTATTCACGGAAACGGAACATCAGATAGTTCTAGATCAAATCTAATATATGCAGCAGGAAATACAGTTGAAATAACAGGTTCTCTAATGCTAAATGATATACTAGTACTTGCACCAAGAACAACAACACCAACACCTTCAGCAGGAATGGTAATAGTATCAGGTTCAGGAGTAGATCAGCACATATACTGTTACTTAAACAGTACTTGGAAACAATTAGACTAAAACAAAATAAAAAATGTGGTTATATCAAAATAAAGAAATAAAAGAACTTACAGATATGCCCGAAGGAAGCTTTGGGTTTATCTATGAAGTAACACATCTTCCAAGTGGTAGAAAATATCTAGGAAGAAAACAATTAATTTCTGTTACAAAAAAAGTATTAGGAAAAAAAGAATTAGCTTTAATTACCGATAAAAGAGCTTCTAAAAAGAAGACTGTAATAAAGGAAACGGATTGGAAAACCTATCACGGTTCTCATCCAGAAATTAAACAGTTAATAAAAGAAAAGAAACAGTCGGAATTCACAAGAGAAATTCTTATCTTTGTACCGACTAAGAAACAGCTGACCTACTATGAGGATAAGTATCTTTATATGAAAGGGGTCATAGAGCCAGGTTCTATTTATTTTAACGATAACATATCAGGACGCTTTTTTAAGAAAGATTTTTATGATAAAACTACTTAACCTATTAGTTGATACAACACCAGGCTTAAATTACCATTTAAAGCATGGATTACCCTTATCTGAGAATATCTACCGTTATTCTTCCAATGCCTTTATACAATTGTTTACTGAAGCAAGAACACTTCACAGAGACGGTTATTTAGACTTATGTGAAGAGGATAGATTACTTCTAGAAGAGACAAATATAGGTGAATATGGAGAGTATGAAGGACAAAAAGTACCTTTAGACTTACCAATGGTAGAAGAAGGAGAAGAGATTGCTTGTAAGAAATGTGACCACCACTGGGAGGTAACACCTGAAGATACTCATTCAGCATTATGCCACAATTGCGGATATGATAATGAAAAAGGAGTATATGATATGAAGGCTCTTGAGAATTGGAAAAAACTTACAGAGCAGCTTAACCCAGCACTTCCTAGAGCAGGAGAATACGGAGGAAATATTAAAAGGAATATGACTGTTATTGACAAAGACAATAATAAGCTAAGAGTAATAGATATTACAGATAATAAAGTAGTACTAAAACCAGCTTCTTATTCAGGACAGACATTAGTATTTCCGGACAACTATGATCAGTTTGCTAGAATATTTGACTTTTGGGATTATTTTAATCTTGAAAAGATAGTAGAAGCAGAATACCACGGGAAAGATGTACAATTAGGAAAACCTAAAAGAGGAGGTTCTAAGAAGTTTGTAGTATATGTTAAAGATCCGAAAACTAAAAAAGTTAAAAAAGTACAGTTCGGAGGAACAACAGGATTAAATGTAAAGATAGATGAACCAGGTGCAAGAAGTTCTTTTGCCGCTCGTCATCAATGTGATAAGAAAAAAGATAGAACAAAACCGGGGTACTGGGCTTGTAATATCGGAAGGTATTGGAAATCATTAGGAGGTAGTAGAAACTTTAGCGGATACTGGTAAAATGGATAGACCTTACTATGAGTTAAAGACATTTGACTTCATCTATAGAAAGTTTACACAGGATGTAGAGGAAGAGGAATTAGTTTGGCATAGAGATAGAAACGATAGACAAGTGGAAGTAGTAGGTACTACAGATTGGCAATTCCAATTTGAAGATTCAATACCGCAACAGCTTCAGGATACAGTCTTTATTCCAAAAGACACTTACCATAGATTAATAAAAGGAACAGGAAATTTAGACATCAGAATATTAGAATTATAATGGACGGAGGACCAATAGGCTATTACCTAATAACGCTAATATTTATATTTAGTATAATACTATTTTCAATAGAACTTAAGAAAAAATAAATAATGAAAAGATCAGAATTAAGAGAAATAGTCCTTGAAGCAATGAAAGGATATTCTCCACAGGTAGGACAAACTAAGGGAGGAACTACAGATGACTTCAGAAACATTCTTACAGCAATAGCAAAAGGACGTCCTGAAGGAGATCCAGTAAGAGGTAATGCAATCTTAGACAAAGCAAACCCAGATAACGTAGCTAGAATTTCTAGAGGTGAAAAACCTGTTTACGAAGGAGAAGGTGAAGAAAAGACTTATAGAGTAGAGTACTACACAATGGATAGACGTGGTGATGATATAGATTGGGACGAAACAGTACAAGCTACTTCAGAAGAAGATGCTATAGCTAAAGTTAAAGCTAATGCCCCTAGACTTGCCAGAGCATTCTCTGCTAAATTAAAATAATGAAACTGTTTTCCTTATTAAAAGAGATCTTAGATCCAACTCAAGAATACCAAGAACTTGTAAATGATATCATTGACCAAGGAGGAGAGTATTTAGGAGAAGGTGATTACGGAGTAGTCTTTATGGTAGGAGATAAAGTAAAAAAAGTTACTACTGATTCAGAGGAACTAGAAGATGCACAGCAAATAAAAGGACAAAGAACCAAATATTTTGTATACATTTACGATGTAGAGGTTAGAAATCCAAAACTAGGAATCATTACAATGGAAGATCTACAGCCTTTTACAGGAAATGAAAAGGATGTTCCAATTGACGATATAATGGAAGAAGCAGACCTACTAGGAATATATCCAGACTTAGAGGGACCAGGTGGTTCAATTAAAATGGATAACCTAATGCAAGATAAAAGAGGTAGAATTAAAGTAATAGACGTATAATGGCAAAAGTATCACACAGCTCTCCTCAAAAGACAAGGACCAATAAGAGCAGAAAATCAGTATTAAAAACATTTAACTTAATAAAGCAAAATGAATTAATACTTAAAAAATTACAGAATGGATAATTTTGATTTAAAGAAATTCTTAGTAGAGAATAAACTAACTGCAAACTCTAGGTTAGAAGAAGTAGATAGCGAAGAAGCAGCTTTTGATGCTGAATTTGCACAAGCAGCTAATGCTATTGCAGCAGCAATTGGAACAGAGCTAAAAAGTAAAGATCCAAAACAGTTAGATGAAGCAATAGTAACTGCTACAGTAGCTGCTATATTAACCGCAAACACAGTAGTAGGTTTTATATCAAAATACTCAGCAAAACTATTTAAACTTCTAAACTATAAAAAAGGAGAAGATATTGCAGAAAAGATACACCACTGGGCTCACGATAATGAAAAGAACTTTCAAGCACCTATTAGAAGAGTTTTAAGCTTCTTTGTAAAAGATCCAAAAACACTAGACCTGTTAACAAAGAGTGTATATGCAATTGTAGTAGGAAGTATGGCAGCCGGGTACGGTGTAGCAGCAGTTGATAAGCTATCACATGCAGAATGGTTCCAAGGAGCATTATCATCCCTTAAGACAGTAGCAAAATCAGAGGAAGCAATAGTAAACGCATATCCTGCTCTCAGAAGTTTACTAGTATAGGGAATACTAAAATAATAAAAGAAAGGCTTGTTTATTCAAGTCTTTTTTCGTATCTTAAGATGTCAATCAGTTATGTACAGGTATGAGTAGTAGTATATTATTAGGTTTTATAGAGAATGTCTTAGGTAAATCTCACAAGAGAGCACGGGAGAACTATGCTTTTACCTGCCCTAAATGCAATCATCATAAGCCAAAACTAGAGGTAAACCTTCATACCAATGAAAAAGGTGAGAATCCTTTCGAATGTTGGGTATGTGGCTTTAAAGGACGTACAATCAAGTCTTTACTCAAACAGCTACAGATACCGGCCGAACAAGCATACGAAATACTTAAATACGTAAGAAAAGGTGATGAAATAGGTTATGCCCCTGCTTCTGTAGTAGAATTACCTAAAGAGTTTCAAGCTCTTTATACAGCATCGACCACTTCTATTATAGCAAATAAAGTAAGAAGGTACCTGTATAAAAGAGGTTTTACCGACAGAGACTTCCTAAAATACAATATTGGCTACTGTACTTCAGGAGAATACACAGGAAGAGTGATTGTACCATCATATAATGAGAATAACCAGTTAAACTTCTTTGTAGCAAGAACATTTGAAGATGCTTACCATAAATACAGAAATCCAGAGTGCTCTAAGGATATAATAGGGTTTGAGAACTTAATCAATTGGGCACAGCCCATTATACTTGTAGAAGGGGTATTTGATGCAATAGCAGTAAAAAGAAACGCAGTACCAATACTTGGTAAGTCTTTGTCAAAATCTTTGATAAAAAAGATAGTATCAAGTCAGGTAGAAGACATATACGTAGCCCTAGACAGGGATGCATTTAAAAAGGCACTTTCATACACAGAACAGTTTCTGAATATGGGAAAGAAGGTATATCTAGTAGATATGCAAGATAAGGATCCAAGCGAGATGGGCTTTGCAAGCTTCACTCGTTATGTACAACAGGCAGAGGAAATGGACTTCGGAAAGTTACTCCGCTACAAACTATCATAATATGATACAAAAAGGACAGAATGTTTTGTCAGAACATGCTAAGAAGAGGTTAGATTTTAAACCTGAACTTAAACAGATTAACTTCTTAGACAGAAGGGTTTATCAAAGATCAGAAGGAGTATACTACCCTTCAGTTACATCAATTTTACAATACATGCCAAAGAATAAGTTCTTTGAATCTTGGTTGAAAGATGTAGGTCACAACTCAGACATTATAATGAGAAGAGCCGGAGATGAAGGTACCCAAACTCACAATGCAATCGAAGAGTTATTAGAAGGTAAAGAAATCCAATGGATGGATGATTACGGTAATGCCCGATACAATGAACTAGTATGGAGTATGATTATGAAGTTCAAAGAGTTTTGGGAAGTAGCAAAGCCTGTACTAATCTTCACAGAAGAATTTACTTACTCAGATACTCACAAGTATGCCGGAACAGCTGATATAGTTGTATCGATGAACGGAGAGAATTGGCTTATTGACTTCAAAACATCAAATCACCTACATAAATCATATGACTTACAATTGGCAGCTTATGCTAAATCAATTGAAGAAGTAAAAGGTATTAAGATTGATAGAACAGCTATTCTTTGGTTGAAAGCATCAACAAGAGGAGCTGATAAAGCCGGTAAAAAGATACAGGGTAAAGGATGGGAATTAAAAGTAATAGATGATATAGAAAAGAACTTTGAATTATTCAAATTGATCTATAAACTATACGAGATAGAGCATCCAACAACAGAGCCTAAGTTTACCTCATATCCAACCACTATCAAACTTTAGTACTATTTATTTAATATAATAGTTGCATAATAGAAATATTGTGCGTATCTTTAGGTAAATAAAAAGTAACATGGGAGGAAACGTATTCGATAGTACAGCACCAATAAAAAAAGAGCATATTAAACCAACTCTATTAGAGTTCTTTAAGCAGTTCAAAACAATATTTCCAAAAGCAGAACCATTCTTTAGAGAGATGAAAACTCTAGGATCTGTAGGGAAAAAAGATTATTCAGGGGATATTGACCTAGCACTTGCCGGGTCATCCTTTGATGATATAAATGATTGGGGTCTGGATGAGAAACACGTTCAAGCTTTATTTGAAGGATTTAAGAAAAGAGCTAGAACCTCTTCTGATGATCAGTTGATGAAAAGAGCTGTAATTGTAGCAGTAGCACAGAAAGTGTTAGAGGCTGATACAGAGATTATAGCAGATGTAAAAGGATCAGGAGCAGGAGCTTTATTTCTTTTATTCCCTCAGTATGATGAGAATAACGAAGTAGTAGGTCAAAACGTTCAAATAGATGTAAATGTAGGAGATGTAGATTGGCTTTCATTTGCTTATCACTCAGCCACTTACTCAGGAAACGTAAAAGGTCTTCATAGAACACAGTTACTTGTATCTTTATTCTCTCACAAAGGGTATACATTCTCTCACAACTATGGAGTAAAGAGTAAAGAAACACAAGAGATAGTAGCCAATACACCTCAACAAGCAATCGACCTACTAAACCAGTTATATGGTTTAAATTTAGATCGAGATACAATAGGAGACTATTTTAAGTTGATAGAAACACTAGAAGCAGGCTTATCTGAACAAGATTTGCATGCTGTTTATGATACTTATCTTAAGATATTAGATTCAACAAGAGCAGATATACCGGAAGATTTACAGTCATATTGGATAGAAAATCAAGAAAGATTAGGACTAAAAGGTAAATTCTTACCAGATAATTCAAACTTAATACAATACAGAGCATAATGAGTGGAGTAGCAGGAGGAAATAGAATAGAAAGAGGAGATGTACATAATACATTCAATAAATACGTAGAAGAAGTTCTAAGTAAAATACCAGGCTTTAAGAAAGCTTCTCTATCAGGATCTGTTAAGGCAGGTTCTAAAGCTGACTTTGGAGACTTAGATATCATTGTATGGTTTGAAGGAGACGATAAGAGAGAAGTAAAACAAAGACTTATCGATGCAGCTTTAGCTCTACCGCAAGACGTAATTGTACCTTTTAAATCAGAAAAGTACACAGGAAGGAGATATTATAACTCAGGAGAACTAATCTCAGTACTCTATCCAATTGTAGGAAAAGAAAATGAGTTTATTCAAGTGGATAACATCATTTCTCTTACAGAAGAAGAGCATGCTTTTAAAGGATCATTCTTAGACCTACCGGCTGAAAAGCAAGGACTACTAATAGGACTAGCAAAAGTAATTCTATTGGAAGAAAATCCTGAAGAAGTATTTAGAAGAATGGGTATTTCAAATATACCTAAACTTGAAAAAGGAGAAGAATACGAATTCAATTTATCATCAGTAAAACTGTCCTTAAGAAAAGTAAAACTAGAAGGCTTTAGAGAGATAGCGAGAGAAGAAGTTTGGTCAACAACAAGTTGGGGAACCATTAAAATTTTATTTAAGAATTTTAGCATTGACGGGTCTTTTGAAGACCTATTAGATGATATTGCAAGAAGACTTACAAATGCTAGATCTAAAAATAGAATAGCAGGGATATTCAAATCAATGGTAACTGTTAAATCAGGAGAAGTAGGAACAGCTAAAGGAAAAGGTAAAGAAGATGCACTTGAAAAAGTAGCACAAACACTTGCTGAAGCTTTAGATGACGGATCAGAAGTAGTAGCTTTATATGCAGGAGGATTTAAACCACCGCACCTTGCTCACTTTGAGAATGCTAAGTTTTTATCCACTCAAGCAGATAAGATTGTAATCTTTATTGGACCTAAAATTAGAGAAGGAGTAAAAATTACAGCAGAACAATCAAAAGCAATTTGGGAGATCTATGCAAAATACATAAATGTACCAGTAGAGATTCAGATCAGTAGAGTAACACCTGTATTAGACATATACGAATGGATTGATGCAAATCAAGACAAAGTAACAAGAATTATTACAGGAGCTATGGCTGATGAAATGGGTAAATTCTCAGGAATAGAAAAAGGTAAAGTAAAAGGTAACTATAAAAACGTAGAAGTAAAAGAACTTCCTATAATTGTAGACAAAGAAGACAGTAAATTCTCAGCAACTGATATTAGAAAGTCAGAAGAGTTCTTATTATCAGGTAAATGGATTCCAAAAGTAATATCTAAAGAAGATAAACAAGCAATCGTAGATATTGTAGCACCACAAAAAGAGGATTCAATCGAAGATAAAATGCTAACTGCTGTTGATAATGTATTTGAAAGCTTTTTTCCAAAAGAAACTAAGAAAAAAGTAGTAAAAGAAGGATCATCAGGAACACCAATAGCTGCATCAGGAGCTATTCCGTCTAAAGATAGAGCAGACTTACTAGACCTATTCAATCAACTAAGACAAACAGTAGATTCAGATAAATTTACAGTAGTATTTAATCAGGATAGAATTGACATTTACGTTAAGACATACTCAGATGTAAGCTTTGATCAAACCCCTTATCAAAAACACCTACCGGAGTCAGTAGAGCAAGAAAAATTTAACTACACTCCATACATAGCATCTATTTTAGAGTATATGCTTGATGAAGGTATGAATATACAACCACTACCAGAGGTAAAAGTAAGGTACGATGAAGATCAAGCCAATAACTTCTTCGGTAGAACAGCTTATTACAATCCAAATAATAAGGAAGTAATTCTATATGTACTTGGAAGACATCCTAAAGATGTTTGTAGATCCTTTACACATGAAATGATACATCATATTCAGAATATTGAAGGAAGACTTGAAGGATTAGCAGCTACTACCAATACAAATGAAGACTCAAACCTACAGGAAATAGAAAAAGAAGCTTACCTAAGAGGTAATATAACCTTCAGAAACTGGGAAGACGGAGTAAAAAGTAAATAAAAATAAAAAAGGTTATGAAAAAAACAAAGGTTACAAAGAAGCAGATCGTTGAGTATGTAGAGAAGTACATAGTTGAAGTAGAGAACCACTATGGTTTGTCAAAACATCAGCAAACCTCTCCACACATATATCTAAGCAAAGATATTATAGACGACATAAAAGGAGAGTATTGTTACTTATTCAATGAGATAACAATATACTACAATAACATAGGAAGCTTAGAGGAACTAATACGAACGGTTATTCACGAATATCAACACTACCTACAGTCACCATCTTGGATGACCAGGTATTATAGAATGGGATACGATTATTCAAATCATCCATACGAAGTAGCAGCATATAACGAAGAAGAAAATTGGGAGACAATATGGAAACAAGCATCGTAACATTACTGGGAGCTGAAAAGCTACCATATCAGATATACTGTGATATGGACGGAGTATTAACAGACTTTGAAAAGAGATTTATAACTCTTTTAAGAAAAGAAGGGCCAAAATACTACTCAAAAGCAACAATTGCACAAGTAACAAGACCTAAGCACTTCGAAAAGATAGAGGGACAGGAAGAATTCTGGAAATTTATTGATCAGCATATAGGATTAGAGTTCTGGTCTGAAATGCCTTGGATGCCAAATGGAAAAGCATTATGGGACTTTATTCAACCCTATGGTCCAAAGCTTTTAACATCTCCTTCAAGAGATAATACTTCAAGACTTGGAAAAAGACTGTGGGTAAAAGAGAATCTAGTACCTGCTCCTGAAGTAATTTTTAGATTTGGAGATGCTAAGTCGGATTTTGCAAATGAAAACTCTATATTAATAGATGATAAACCTTCTAACCTAGCTGCATTTGCCGCTAAAGGGGGAATATCAATAGAATGTAAAGATGGAGATATTTCATCGGTTATAAATGAATTAAAAGAACTTGGTTATGGCAAAGGAGAGCTTACTTAAAAAAGAATTTACCTCAAAAGATGTTAACAGGGCTAGAAACCTAGTCAATAAAGACTTCTCAGCAAAGACAGTTGACGGTGTAGGATATGCCAAAGCACATGTAGCATATACAGAGGGAGATATTTGGGAAGAGAGTGGAAGAACTTGGACTATTAGGAATGGACTAAGACAAAACATCACCAAACTCGATGCAGCTAAGAAAGCAATGCAAGTACCCCTAGCATGTCCAAAATGTAAAGGATCAATGCAACACCATCTAGCACAGAAAATGTATAAGATACATAAAATGTGTTTTGATTGCGTGATTGACTACGAAGCAGAACTAAGAAAAGCAGGTCTTTATGAATCGTATGAAAAGAATATGATGCAGGGGAGTATGAAAGCTTTTGCTAGAGATGTAGAGCAATGGGTCTTTGATAGTTTAGAATCAACAAACACTTTTGTAACTGAACAAGGAGATGTAGAGGATTGGAATAGTGATGATTCTAGATTTAAAGAACAAACCAACAAGAATCTTCAGGAGTACCTAAAACACATCAGAAGCCATATAGATTCGTAATAAGTTTTTCTTACTATTTATTTTTAAACAGTAAATAGTGTTCGACTTATGGCAAAAGTAAAATCAGCTCCATCAACAACTAAGGTAGATAAACCTAAAGTAGCAAGACCGGGAGTACATGCAAAATGCAAGACTTCAAAACTTAAATCTTCTAAGAACTATAAGAAGCTTTATAACGGACAAGGATAGTATGAAACTACTAAAAGTACTTCACGAGAATTACGGAGGACCAGGTGAACTAGTCTTACCAGAATCACATCAAGCTGGAATGAGAGTTACCAAAGGAGGTTCCATGTGCGCAAATTGCGAATACTGGACTGAAGAAGGGAACCTATGTACAAGTAAATACTGGAAGAAGTGGTCTGAGGTAGAGGAAATACCCTATCCTGCAGATGAATACTGCTGTAACTGGTGGGAACCAATGCCTGAAGAAGATAATGCAGAAGTCTAAACTTATACAACTAGTTAGAGAAGCATTAGATGCCTCTACAACTGCTCCTAATAACATCCCAGGAGGACTAGCTCAGTATGCTACAGTAGGAGATTTAGCTAAAATGCATAAACTACCTCTCGATGAGATTATAAAGCAGATAATAAAAGGGGTAAAAGTAGAATCAGAACATACAACAGATTTGGATATTGCTATGGAAATAGCATTTGACCATGTTTACGAGAATCCTACATATTACGATGATTTAAAAAAAATAGAAGAAGGAGTACACGATCCTGTTCAACCAGGTATCTTAAAAGATAGGTTAGGTAAACTGTCCTGTACAAAAGTAAGAACAGCACATTCAGCATTAGAAGATAAGGGTACTCATTACGGAAAAGCATTACAAAGATACCTAAATTATCATTGCAAATAGTAGATTAATAGAAAATAAATTCATATCTTTAGAAGATGGCAAAATATACAAAAACAGAACTTTCAAAAAAACTTTTACAAGTAGAATCAGCAATTGATACTCTAAGAAAAACTAAAGGTTCAAAATCTGAGCAAGGAGTAATTCAAGAGCAAATCAAACGATTGAAAGAGGTAAAAAACAATCTTTCAACCTTATTAAAAGAGACTACGGTTCCTGCTACACTTTCCTATAAAGGAAACGTACCTGACAAAGTACTTAAAGTAGATCCATCAGATGAAGAAACTATTCAAAACATAAAGACAGATCCAAACATAGATCATGCAACAGTTGGGGTTAAGAGAATAAAAGAAGAAGTAAGAAAATATACTACAGAAGAATCAGCAGCAGTTGGTAAAACAGTTGCTAAATCTCTTTTAAAAGTTCTTAGAGCACAAGGAGATGAAGTTGTAAAAATAAAACTAACAGGACTAAGACCAGATAAGTTTAACATTCATGTTGAATATGGAAATGATAAAGGAGTAGACACTTTTAAATTCAACCTAAACCCAGAAGGAACAGCCATTATCTTAAACCTAGGAAACGAATCAATGGAACTAGTAGACTTTGTGATTACACAGGGTAATACTGTCTCTCTACCGGCTCCTGACCTAGAAGATAAACTAAGTGATGCAATGAAAAAGTACGTTGGAGAACCAGTAGATAACGAATTCGGTCAAGCAGAACAGCCTATCTACGAAGATGATCACTTACAGTCAGATGATGAATCTTCAATGGCACAAGCACAATTAAAATCCATTCAATCCAATGCAAGTAAGTTAATGGATATAATAGGAGACGATGAGCAATTAGATGCATGGGTTCAATCTAAACTAACCAAAGCAGAAGATTACCTAGATGCAGCAGCAGGATATCTACACTCAGAAGAAGACCAAGCACCTGTTACATTAGCAGTAACATTAGATGAAATCTCATTTAAGATAAACGGTTTAGGTAACTATACAAGTATTAAAGGAGATAACGAAACAATTACAGGAAGAGACCAAGGAGGAACAGTTAGAACTTTTACAAGAAAGAGAATAGAACAAGATAACCCGGGAATCTTTGATAAACAGCCAAGAGAAAGAAAGCCAAGAGAGATAAAACCTCAAGGAGTTCGTCCTTATTCAGAAGCACAGTATAGAAAGATCTTACAAGGAGCAATTGATGATGCAGGTAGTACAGAATTTGCTTACGATATAGCAGACTCTATGATATACGATCCACAAATACTTGCTAGGCTTAAAAAAGACTACCCAGGAGACTCAGCTAGAGAGTTAAAACAAAGACTTCAATGGGATTTAGAAGCTTGTGATTCACCAGAAGATGATTACGATGATGACTATGAAAGTGAAGTAGCAGAAGCAGTACTAAATGAAAAGAAAGCTACATATTGCGGAAGATGTGGACATACCCATGTTAAGGGTACACCTTGTCCAAGACCTTTTAAAGAAGGTGTAGTAGCAGAAAAACTAGGGCCTAAATCTAAACCGGAAACATACATAAAAGACTTCAAAAAATCAGATGCTCCTCAATTTAAAGGAAAATCAGCAGAGAAGAAAAGGCAAATGGCCATAGCAGCTTATATGTCAAACAAAAATGAAGCATTAGATGCAGTAGGAAAAGAGGATGACGATATTAACAATGACGGAAAAGTCGATAAAACAGATAAGTACCTAAAACACAGAAGAGATGTTGTTTCTAAAAAACTGTCAGAAGGAGCAATAAAAGATTTATTTAAAGACCCAATGCAGGCTGCAGATGCTAGAGGATGGATTAGAAACCCTAAACTATCAGATACTGAAAAAAGAGATAAAATTAAATCTGTAATGAAAGATCCTTCTAAGTTTAATGACTTAATGGATGCTTTTACAGATGAATTAGGAAACGTAAAAAATGCAATCTCTAAAAAAGAACTAAAAGAAATAATGCTAGAAGCATACGTTGAAATTCTTCAAGAGGAAGAAGGAGCAGTTCTTAAAACATCTACAGAAGAAATACTAGGAAAATTTCCTACAGTTAAAAAAGCATTAGTATCTTTATTCACACAAGAATATCCAGAATTTGTAACAGATGTAAGATGGGTAGTACCAAAACCTTCCACATTCGCAGTTGATCTTAAAAATGGTCAATCATTCAATATTAAATGGATGGGTAAAGGATTTGAAGCACAAATTGAAGGTAAAAAATACTATTTAGATAAATTAGCAGAATACCAACAAGCGTTAGATAAGATAAACGATCTTCTTAAAAACGGACCGATTACAACTGGTGAAGAACCAGGTGGAGAAGAGTTTGGAGCACCAGCAGCAGAACCAGCAGCCGGAGGCGGAGGTGGTGGAGACTTTCCAGGTGGAGAAGCCGGAGGCGGTGAAGAACCAGCACCTGAAGGTGGAGAAGAAGGCGGAGAAGCAGCAGCAGCAGAATTTGAAGAAGAAACACCAGAAGCACTTTAATAAAAATAAGTTATGAGCGTAATAGATAAAGTAGTTAACGAATGGGCATTCCGATGTAAGAAAGGATACCCAGATATGAATAATCCTGATGATATGAAAATATTAAAAGAGATTTATTCTGAATACGGGGTAGTATTAGAGGAAGAAAAGCCTAAGGAGGAGGTTGATAATCAAGCTTTGTTATCACAAATAGCAACACTACTACAGGCTGAAAAAGGAAATAGTAAGCTTCTAACAAGAATCTATAGAACATTAACTTCAAACCCTTCTATTGATGCACTTAAGCAAAAATTAGAGGATGCAGGTATTGGGAAAAACACTTTTGATAATAGAAATTTATTTAATGAAATAATAACAATTTTACAAAAAGGAGAAAAGAGCGATATAGGAAGTTTAGTAAAATACTTAGAGCAATCTAAGATACCAAAAGAGGGTAATATCTATACACAAGTACCTGAACTCCCTACTCAAAAACTGCAAGCAATAGGTAACCTAACAGGTGCTAAAGGAACTACAGCTATGGGAAAAGGAGAGATACTATTCCCATTAATATTCTCAGATATTAAACTTAGAATCAGTGATGCAGGAGATTTTACTAGAAATGGTAAAACCGTAGAACTGAAAGCCATTGGAGTCGGGAAAGAGGGCAAACAATCGGGTGGAGGAAGGTTTGGAGTTGCAAGAGCGTTTGAAAATTACGAACCCCTTAATACGAATGTAGCAAAAGGTTTTAGCCAAGCTATGAAAAACGATTACCTTTCCTTCTCAGAAGAGGAAAAAGATAAACCACTTTCTAATATTAATAAGTACATACAGAAGATATATCCAGGATCCTCTCAAGTTGTAGATAAAAGTAATATACAATCACTTAATATTCTTTTACAAAAAGCAGCCATAGAGAGTTACGTCTCTATAAAAAAAATAGATGAATTTCTACTTTTTAACCCCATTACCGGAGATTTCAAACTAATAACACCAGCAAAAGCATTAGTAGACCTTGCAGGCACCCCGGAAGTAGGTCTTACTACCGCTACAGTACCGCAATTAATATCTTTTAACTAAATAACAAACTATTTATAAACAAAAATAAAACACAATGGCAGATAATTTTAATTTAAGAACATTCTTAACAGAGAATAAACTTACAAAGAATACACAAATTCTTAAAGAAGGAAGTGATTACGGATTTGATGAAGTAATGGATGCAATAGCAGACGACTTTACACCAGGTACCCCTGAATTTCAACAAATGGAAGATGCAGTACAAGATGCATTCCACAACGGACAAGTAGACACTTCAGAATTTAGTCACGATCCATCAGCTCCAGGTAGAGAGATGAGAGCAATTGCTAATCAAATTGGATTAGGTGACGAACAAGCTAATGACATCGAACAAGCACAACACGATATTGAAAGACAATTTGAAGAAGGAGTAAACGAAAGTACTTTAACTGATAAAGAAAGACGTCTAGTAGAGATGGTTCAAGATGCTTTAGGAGAAGAAAATGTAGACTATACAATGGGACGTCAAGACGATCCAAACCAACTTCCAAATCCCGCTCCAGAATTAAACATTCCAGAAGGAGAAGAAAGCATTGAAGAAGCAAAACCTCTTCCAAAATACAATTCAATTGAAGAATTGATGAAAGAGATTGAGAACGGAACTAACGAAGCAGCTCATAAATACAAAATGGATGAGATGAAAAGAGTTTACGAAGCACTAGAGGCTAAGGTAGGATCTTTAGAAGAAGGAGAGCATGCTGAACACATCGATCAAAAAGCTGTTAAACAAATGCGTAAAGATATTGCAGCATTAAGAAAAGCAGAAGAAAAACTAAGAAAAGAATTCGACAAAAAATTCACAGGTAAAGAGAAAAAAGAAACTCCTAAAAAAGATAAAGAAGTAGTAGCTTTACAAGAGGGATTTGACTTAAGAAAATTCTTAGCAGAAAACAGAAAATAGTATCATTGAATAAGTAAACAAGCCCACTCAAAAGGTGGGTTTTTTTATATCCACATATTTATAATATATAAGTATATAATATGTCACAACAAGATATCAAACAAATAGTTGCACAAGAGTATATAAAGTGTGCAAAAGACCCGGCTTACTTCATGAAGAAGTATTGCTACATACAGCATCCAACTCGAGGTAGAATTTTATTTAACCTTTATCCATTCCAAGAAGGAGTATTACATTTATTCAGAGATGAAAAGATGTTGATAACTCTAAAATCAAGACAGTTAGGAATCTCTACATTAGCCTCAGCCTACGCTTTATGGTTAATGATCTTCCATAAAGATAAAAACGTATTAGCATTAGCAATTACTCAAGCAACAGCTAGAAACCTTGTAACTAAGACGATTTTCATGTATGAGAATCTACCAAAATGGTTACAATTACCTTTTACAGAGAAGAATAAATTATCATTAAGACTTAAAAACGGTTCTAAAATAACAGCTAAATCATCTAATGCAGATGCTGCCCGTTCAGAAGCGGTATCTCTATTATTAATAGATGAGGCAGCTTTTATTGATAATATCGAAGAAACATTTACTGCAGCACAACAAACACTTGCAACAGGGGGTCAATGTATGGCTCTTTCTACTCCAAATGGTGTAGGAAACTGGTTTCATAAAACATGGGAAAAAGCAGAAGCAGGAGAGAATGGATTTGTACCTGTTAAACTAAAATGGGATGTGCATCCTGAAAGAGCACAAGACTGGAGAGATGAACAATCAAGACAATTGGGGGAGAAACATGCCGCTCAAGAGTGTGATTGTGACTTCCTATCATCTGGAGATTCGGTAATAGAGGTTGAAAACATGGCTTTCTACGAAGAGACATATGTAAAAGATCCAATGGAGAGAAGAGGAGTAGATGGAAATCTATGGATATGGGAATCACCTGACTATAGTAAATCCTACATGGTTGTTGCCGATGTCGCTAGAGGGGACTCTACCGATTACTCTGGCTTCCACGTCTTTGATATTGAAAGCTGTACACAAGTAGCAGAATACAAAGGTAAGATTTCCCCAAAAGAATACGGAAACGTATTGGTAGGAATAGCAACAGAGTACTGCGATGCACTTCTAGTAATAGAGAATGCCAATATTGGATGGTCAACAATCGAACAAGTAATATCCAGGGAATATAAAAACCTATACTATTCATCTAGATCAGATACTGAAACAGTTGAATCTTATATGGCTAAATACGAAAGAGATAAGCTAGTACCAGGATTTACAATGTCTCTTAAAACAAGACCTTTAGTAATAGCTAAAATGACTGAATACGTAAGGGAGAGATCAGTAATACTACAATCTAAACGATTGTTAGGAGAGATGAGGGTATTCATATGGAGAAACGGTAAGGCACAGGCACAATCAGGTTACAATGACGATTTAGTTATGGCTTTTGCTACAGCTTTATATGTTAGAGATACAGCCATTCGTATGAGACAACAAGGAATGGATCTTTCAAGGGCTACAATGAACTCTTTTGTAAGTCTTAATCAAAGAAATACAGGTGTTTATAACGTTGCTCCTATGCAGAATAATCCTTACCTTATGGAAACGCCTGGTGGCCAAGAGGACTTAACCTGGCTATTAGGATAAGTTACTATTTATAAATAAAACATTTCAGAAATGGCAGAAAGAAATTTATTTACCTCACTCCAGAGGTTATTCTCAACTGATATATTAGTTAGAAACGTAGGAGGGGATGAGTTAAAGATTGCTGATGTTAATCACATTCAATCAACAGGGAAATATCAGACCAATTCACTATTGGATAGATTCTCTCGACTGTATATATACAATAACAAAAACATATTCAATCCAAACCTTAACTATCAAACACTTAGGGTACAGCTTTATTCAGATTATGAAGCAATGGATACAGATGCAATTATAGCCTCTACGTTAGATGTACTAGCAGATGAGTCTACACTTAAAAATCAAGTAGGAGAAGTTCTTTCTATTAAATCTACAGACGAAAACATACAAAGAGTCCTTTATAACTTATATTACGATGTATTAAACATCGAATTTAACCTATGGTCATGGGTTAGGAATATGTGCAAGTACGGGGACTTCTTTTTAAAACTAGAGATCTCAGAGAAATTTGGAGTTTACAATGTACTTCCTTATACAGTTTACCATATGGTTAGACATGAAGGGATGGATAAAGAAGATCCAACTAAAGTAACATTCTCAATTGATCCAGACGGATTAGCTTCTTCAGCAGATCCAAATTACATTCCAAACAATAGTAAACAAACCATTACATTAGACAACTACGAAGTAGCTCACTTTAGATTAATATCAGATACAAACTACCTTCCTTATGGTAGATCTTATATCGAACCAGCTAGAAAAATCTACAAACAATTAACTTTAATGGAGGATGCAATGTTGATTCATAGAATCATGAGAGCTCCTGAGAAGAGAATGTTCTACATCAACGTAGGATCTATTCCACCAAACGAAGTTGAGCAGTTTATGCAAAAGACTATTAGCAGTATTAAGAAAACTCCTTATGTAGATCCACAAACAGGTCAATACAACTTGAAATTCAACATGCAAAACATGATGGAGGATTTCTATCTTCCAGTTCGTGGTGGTGATACTTCAACAAAAATTGAGACAACCAAAGGATTAGAGTATGATGGTACAAATGATATTGAGTACTTAAGAGATAAAATGTTTGCAGCACTTAAAGTGCCAAAAGCATATTTTGGATACGAAAAAGACCTTACAGGTAAAGCAACTCTTGCAGCAGAAGATATTCGTTTTGCTAGAACAGTAGAAAGACTTCAAAGAATTGTAGAAAGTGAATTAACTAAAATTGGCTTAGTGCATTTATACTCTCAAGGATTCGATAAAGAGTCTTTAGTAAACTTTGAAATCAAATTAACTACACCTTCTATCATTTATGAACAAGAAAAAGTAGCACTTTGGAAAGAAAAAGTTGACTTAGCAACTCAAATGCAATCAACAAAACTATTCTCATCAGATTATATCTACGATATGCTATTTGACATCTCAGAAGATAAATACAACGAAATGAGAGAACTTATTAGAGAGGATGCTAAAAGAGACTTTAGAATATCTCAAATAGAAAACGAAGGAAACGATCCAGTATCAACAGGACTATCTTTTGGAACACCCCACGACCTAGCTTCAATCTACGGAAGAGAACAAGGTGAATTACCAGCAGGATATGACGAAACTGCACCAGTAGGAAGACCTAGAGAGAAGATGTCAATCATAGGTACCAATGCAGATCCGGTAGGTGGAAGAGACAGACTAGGAGTTCATGGAATGAAAGGCGGTTTTCCAAGTGATAATGAAAACGTAAGAGAAGGTATAAACAATACCATGTCAGTTTTTCTAAGAAATAAAAACCTCTTCCCTACTAAGAAACAAAATATCTTTGAGGAAGAAGCAGAAATCGAATCAGATCTTCTAAATGAAGCTAACATTAAGGATTTAGATAACTAGACACTATTTATAACAAAGACATACCTAAGATGCGTATTAAACACAGTAAGTATAAAAACACGGGCCTGATATTTGAACTATTAGTAAAGCAAATAGCAGCGGATACCTTATCTAAAAGGGATTCCCCGGCTTTAACGGTACTAAGAAAATTCTATACAGGAAACACAACACTAGTAAGAGAGTTTAAATTATACGATTTTGTATTAAAGAATAAAGGCGTAGGTCCTAAAAAAGCAGAATCAATACTTAGTACTATAGTAGAGATATCTAGAAAGTTAGATACAAATTCACTTAGTAAGCAAAAATACGAGCTTATAAAAGAACTTAAAAGTCATTATGATTTAGAAGAATTCTTTTCTATTAAAGTAGAAGCTTACAAACCACTAGCAGCTCTTTACTGTTTAATGGAAGCACAAAATGCAGCAGGCCTAGTAGACTTAGATGTATTTGTTGATAATAAAACTACAATACTTGAGCACTTAACTCAAAGTAAAACAGCAGAAGGACAAGTAAAAAATGCTTTGATTGAAGAATATTCTAAATATGATAAAGACTTAAGACTTTTAACATATAAAATATTACTAGAAAAATTCAATCATCAGTATAAAGATTTACTTCCAGAACAAAAAAACATTTTAAAGGAATTTATAGTATCAGTTAATTCATCAGCTAGATTAAGAAATGTAGTCAATGAAGAGATGACTAAATTACAGGTAGAAATCTCTAACTTAAAAAAGAATATTACTGATAAAGTAGTTAAAATTAAATTAGAAGAGATTCAAAAAGTAATTATTCCAATAAAAAACACACAAAAAGTAGATGACAATCATTTAGTTTCATTAATGCAATACTATGAATTAGTAAATGAATTAAGAAGTCTATGAAAAGATCAGAAATAATTAAAGCAGTTCAGGAAGTCTTAGAAGAAATGAGCACAACTGGAGGAGTAGGAGGATATTCTACACCATTTGCTTTTTCTAAAAAAGGAGCTGGAGCTAATGCAGCCACTAAAGCTTCTCAAAAGCTAGGATTTAAAGCAGCACCAAGACCAAAACATCCTTCACATACTAAAATGTTTGATTACTTAGATGAGATGCAGGTAAGTTCACCTAATGTCTTTGTATCAGAAGCAGAAATGGAAAACAGTGATGCAGTAAAGAAGACAAAAGAAATGGGTTACAAGCTAGTAAAGAAAACCAACACCGCATCAGATAAAAAGAATAAATAACATGAGAACATTACAAGAAAAATATAACGGAATTCAAGAAGGAAAATTTTCTAAAGAACATTTCTTAGCTGATGCTAGAATGGAACTTCCAAACCTAGTAACTCGTTTTAACGGATACGAGGATGCTGTTCAAATTCTTAAGAACAGAGGAATGATTCAAGAAGTTAAAATTGAGGAAGCTAGACTTACTAAGAATAACCTAACAGACTACAGATACAAACCGACCAACGATATGGACAAATATCCATACGAACAAATCCTAAGAGGAATAAGAGTTGAATTGGAAGTATTAGGGGTTCAAGGAACACCAACAGCAGAAGAATATGCAAAAGCATTAGCAAAAGTAGCTAAAAACTTAGCAAAAGATTCAATTTTCTATACAAATCAAGTAGCAGGTGTTAATCCAAAAGTGGACTTACATGATAAAATGATTCCTGTAACAGCAAAAAATACAGTTGACACTTTCAACGGTATGAAAAAAGCAGAGTTAAAAGAAGGATTTAAAAGACTAATCAAAAAAGTATTATCTGAATCAATGGGTGATATGTTTGGAGATGAAGAAAGAGCTGAAAGATCTGCCAACTACGGACAACCAGGAGAAAACGAATACGAATTCTACTCAGATCCAGAGAACTATAACGAAGAAGAAGAGTTTGAATTACAAGGAGACGAAGAAGCAGACGATATTCCACATCCAAGAGGATATGAAGAAGCTAGCGATGAAGAAGACTTAGATGAATCTAAAATGGGAGACCTTTATATTACAGCTCAAGAATCAGATTCACTAAAAGACTTTTTAATAAAAGTAAAACAAGAATATCCAGAAACAAACCTAAGAAAAGACATCGAAGAACTTCAACATATTTGGAATAATAGAGGAGGAGATTCAGAAGATGAATTATCAGAAGGAAAAAAATCGTTATCTGAATTATTAAAATAAGTAAGATGAACAATTTATTAGTAAATGTAACTCCTTTTAAAGGATTGCTTACCGAATCAAAGGCTAGACCCGGAGTATACGAAGTGGTGGGTATCATGCAAAGAGCAGGAGCAAAGAATCAAAACGGAAGAATCTATAAAAGAGAAATTCTTGAAGAAGAAGTTCGAAATTATGTAGAGAATTTTGTTAAGATAGGAAATGCATACGGAGAATTAGATCATCCAGAATCAGCAATTGTATCTCTTAAAAATGCTTCACACGTAGTAAAAGAACTATGGTGGGAGGGAGATGACTTGATGGGTAAAGTAGAATTACTAAATACACCTTCAGGAAATATTGTAAAAGAGATATTAAAAGGAGGACATACAATGGGAATCTCTTCTAGAGGAACAGGATCAGTAACTCAAACAAACGAAGGAACTTTAATGGTTCAACCAGACTTTGAATTAGTATGTTGGGATTTTGTTTCTAATCCTTCTACACAAGGAGCTTTTATGAATCCAATTTCTTTAAACGAAGGAAAACAAGCAGTAGGAAAATATGATAGATTAGATTCTATTATTAACAATATATTAAGAGCATAATGGAAAATAATTTTGACATGCACCAATGGCGTGCAAATTTTTTAAAAAAAGTATTAAAAGAAGAGATAACAAAAGACAGCCCATCATTTAGAAAGCTAGTACTGAAATTGGAAGAGATAAGTGAAGAAAGTGGAAATGATTGGGAAGCTTTAAAGGCATACTTAAAAGGTAGATACGCATTTTTTGAAACATACACTACTGGTAATAACCCAGCTGCTTACGTAGTTAATTTCTTTTCAATTACCAAAGGAAAGGATGAATACGTTGAGAAAAATCCATCAGATTATGTACAAATAGGTGACTGGTATATTAGACCATGGTAACCTAAACAAACACAGCCCACCCCATAAAGGTGGGTTTTTTATGTTTTGTAAAACAGTATATATTTATTTAAGAATAT